GTAGAATAAGGACCAGCATCACCTGATGTAGATTCTTCATCTAAAACATCACGTACTAGTTGCTTGATAAATTCTTTTAAATCCATATTTTTATTTTCCTTAATACCTGCTACTGTTCTACCTTCATATTTATCTCTTAAATACTTTACCATTTCAGCATTCATGTTAAAGTCAGGCTCTAATGGTTTATCATCTGGTTTTGATTCTAGTGTTTTAGTCATTGCCTCTATAAATCCATTTTCAACTGTATCATCTATAATTTTAGACATCTCATCGTCAATATCTAATTTATCTAACCAGGTATTAGTTTTTTTAATATCTGGTTTTTTTATAAGTCCTTTAAATATATCATACCCATGTTTAGCTAATCCAACTCCAGGTATAGTAGCTTTTAAAAGTTCTACAGCAGCATCTAGTGCTATGTCTGTAGCTTTTCCTTTTATCCCTCCTTTAATAGCACTTACTTTTTGTCTACTAGTAATAGACTTAATAACTTTTTTTAAGTCACCATAAGTTTCAAGTTGTGAAAACTCATAGCTACCTTTTCTAGCAGGATCTGTATTTGCATCTATTTCAGCCATTATTTAGCTTGAATTTGTTTCAAGTTAGCAAATATTTGAGATAATAAAGTATCATCTGATGTTTTAATTAATGATGTCATTAATCCAGCTAAAATTTTATTATCATTTACATTTAAACCAGATCCGTTTTTTACTTTACCAATAGTAGTTGATAATATTGATGGATTGATATTTGGATCTAGTTTTTGAAATAATTTTATGTTAATACTACCTTGTACTCTACCCGGAACTGCTGGTGTGTTAGCAGGTGGTGGTGCACTTGTAGCATCTTCATTTAAAATTTCTTTAATAAGTTTTATTAATTGAGAATTTGTCATTATTTAATTGCTTTTAATTCAGATATTAATTGATGGTATTGTAAAAGTGAAATTATATTTTCGTCTTTTACATTTTGATTTTTATCTAAAGGCTGTAAAAAACTAGCTATTTCAGTTAATTTAATTTGAACAGTTTTATCTGCTACAGCAGGAATTAATTCAGTTAATGACTTATTAATTGTAGCAAATTGTTCATTAACAAATTCTCTCAATTTAATAGTATTAGTAACATTATTAATGTATTCTTTTAATACTGATTTTTGTGATTGAGATAATGTTGAATATTTTTCGTTAAATTTCTCTAATAGCATTTTGTAAGCTAAGATACGTGTACCAGTGTCCATTTTGCCATACTCTTCTAATACGCGATCTTTAACTTGTTCAATATTAACCTCTTTACGAGTAATATGTTCAAGTAATGTTACTTTATTATCTATAACTTGAGAAGGCTCAATGAATTCTAATGAACCATGAGCTTCAATTAAATTAGATACAGCAGCATATTGTGAATAGTTGCTGATTTTTGCTTTAAAAAATACTTCGATATCATAATGATCACGAATTTCTTTAATAAGGTTATATTTTTCTTTACGTAATGCTGTTCTATTCAAACGTGAAGAAATATCAAGTACTGAATTGATTAACGATTCGGCTTTACCTTCTGTTAATGCTTTAGATGTAATTAATGCTTGATATAATTTGTGTTCTTTAGTTAATTCTGTTTTACCAAAATATTTTTTAACAATGTTAATCGCTGCAGAATCTTTACCGGATACTGTATCTGATGCAATTTGGCGCACCAATAATTCGAATAAGATACCAGTATTTTTATATTTGCTGTGTTTTATCTTCATGCTTGTAGTATGATACTATGTATAAATATACAGAATATTATATTCCTTTTATATTATTTTCATTAAGTAATGATGGTTCTTGATCGGGTCCAAATACTATTTCCTTACGTATATTTTTAGGTATAGAATCTATTAAACCTTTATTTTTAAGTATTTCAGCTATTGCTATTGGTGAACCACCTTTTGGTGTACCACTACCTTCACCACTATTATTAGTTTGATGCAATGCACCATTTTCACCCTTACCAATTCTATCTTTACCTAATGGATCTCTTTGTGTACCAACAATAGATGCTTTTTCTTGAGGACGACCAATTGGACGTTTTTCATCGTATCCACCTGGTACTTCTGTGTTAGTTCCCATTCTACCTTTACCATATAATGAAGCTAAATCGTGTGGTGTACCATATGATTTACCAGTTTTAGCTGGGTCATTACCTTCATTTTCAATTTGTGCCTGACGGAATGTACGTTTTTTATCTTCAAGTACTAAATCACGATATTCATCATATTGGTCTTCACTGAATTGGAATATATTATCATAAATCCAATCTGAAGGTAATAAATTTGTGTCTTGAATATTTTTAGCTAAATCAACTTTTTCTTTCCACAATGCTACTTTTTCTTGTTCAAATATAATTGACGAATTAGTCAATGCTAATTCAAAATTAGTTAAAGCAGCACCATCATATCCTTGAACATATAAATGCACCAAAGCAATTTTATATAATTCAGATAATATAATACGTTGAATACGTTCAACTGTACGAGCAAAACGAATATCTTCAGCAGCTAATGTAGCTTTACCAGTTAAATCTTTTTCAAACCCAAAGAACGCTTTAGGTACTTTAAGTGCAGCTAACATCTCATCACGTAAGAATACTACATCATCAATTGCATTGTACTCTAAACCTTTAATTGTGTCAATTTTAGTAGTAGTATCATTACCACGAGTAGGTAAATAATAATCCTCCATCATATTCATTAGGTTATACTTTAAATTGTATTCACCTGTTTGATTATCTATATAAGGAGTTTTCTTCATCTTCTGCATCAGCTTCTGCATGTATGCATCAACTTCATTTGCAGGTAAATTACCTACGTTAATACTGAATACACGTTTTTCTGGGGCACGAGTGATACGATGCAACAACATTGCATCTTTCATTAACACATACTGCTTATAAGTTTTACGAGCAGGTTCTATATACGAACGCCCGTAAGGTAAGTAGTTTGCATCAGTTATTAGCCTAAAATGAGCAATTTCATAGTTTTCAAATTTAATTCGCCCCTCTCTATCTGACAAACGTGAATTTAAGCCACCAGATGCGATTACTGATGGATCAATTTTAAAAGTTACGGATGCGGGGTTGTTTGGGTCTTGACCTTCTTCACGTACCATATCATAAACTGATAATGGCGATACGGAATATACACCAAATTTTTCAGCAACTTCTAAGTGTAAATAAAAATCACCATATTTACACATATTACGTGTCCAAACCCAAAGATTAAATTCGATATTTAAAATATCGTAGAATAAGTTATATAATATACGTTGTATATTTTCATCGGCACTCTTAATTTGAAGTACCTCACCCATTTCGTTTTTTAAAGTAGATTCATCTGCTACAATATCTAATGTAGAGGCAATGATTGAATCTGTATCCATTGCTTCATAATCAGTGTATAACTGAATACGAAGTGTTTGATAGTTCATAGTTGGGTTGTACGGCATATTAGCTCCGTAACGGTGTAACTTAGTAAACCTATCTATTAATGCGTTTGTTTTAACATTGCCGTATGCTTGAATGCGGTCTACATCGGTTACTTTTAGTTGTTTACCTCCTACATTTCTTATAATTACATCTGTATTAAATAAGCGAGATAATCTACTAAATAAACCACCAGTATTATTTTGTTCGGCCATTTTTATGTTTTATTGTGACTATAAATATTTATTTACCCTATTACCCATGAAATGTCTTCGACTGTTCCATTACCTAAATCTAGTTCATATGGGTTATGAAAATTCATAGGTCCTGACATTTCAGCTGTTGTTCTTGTTATACTATCTATACTTTGACGTGTCATACCCATTCCTTGTTGATAAAATTTCATTGCCGTGTCTCTAGTAAATAATCCAATACCTAAAGACATTACCAAATCATCATTATATCCATTTTGTGCTTGTGCTTTACCATGCATCCAGATGAATACACGTAATTCTTCTAACAAACGCTTAGAATGAAAGGTAAACTGTCTATCTCGAATATACGCCTCCATCTTTGAGATAACAAGTGGTCTTGTTTTAGCTGATGTAGTAAATCCAGGAACTGTTTGTTCTTTATCCATTTTATCCATCCATTTATCCATAGTAATATCACCATAAGCACGAGGTGAATAATATAAATTTGGATAGCCTTTTTCTATTACGGTATTAACAACATCCCATCCAATATTTGCATTTTCAACAACAAGAAGAGCGTTATTATACTCAGTAGCAACAGATACCAACATATTTCCAAAAGTACGCGTATCCACTTGTGATTTATATTCTGCCACTTGCTCACACGTTGTAGCATCGATGACGTGAAACGCTGAATAGTCCGAGCCATCACCGCGAGCAACGTCAGCACAAACCAAATACTGCTTGCTATAATCAGCATACTGCCAAATCCAAAAATCACCACCCATAAAGCGGCGCTCCACAGGATCTTGTATAAATGTTTGTTCATAAAATGATAATGTATCGGGTTCTACAACTGAGTTACCTGAACCTAAGAAGTCACAGTCATACTCTTGAGCAAATTCACGTGGTGACATATTTGCTCGTTCTCTTTCTTCCCAAGCTAAATCTCTATCAGGATGTAAATCCCATTTTAATTTAATTGCTTTAAAATCATTCTTTCCAATCTCAGCCTCAGTATACATTTTATGAAACCAGTTACCTACACCATTTGGAGATGATAATGCAATCATCCCTCCACCCGTTGCAATAGTTGGTTTAATACTTGTATAAATTCTATCAATACCTTCAATAAACGCAGCCTCATCTACTAACAATAACGATACTGCATACGATCTACCTGCATCTGAAGCGGCTGATGTAGCAACTATACGAGAGTTATTAGCAAGTTGAAATGACAATTTGTTATTTGCCATTGGTTTTATGTTACCTTTTAACCAAGAGGGTAAATTTTCGTACATAAACTGTACTTTTTCTACCATACCTCGTGCTGTTTCTTGCTTTGTTGCAATACAAAGTATAGTTTTATCTTTATTAAATAACATCAACCATAAAGAGTAACCTGCTACTAAAGTAGAGATACCTAGCTGACGTGATTTATTTATAATAGAAAATCTATTAGCTCTAAATTCATTTAATACTTCTTCCTGGAATGGGTATAAATGAAATAATACTCTACCTTTAGTAGTATGAGTAATATAACAATATTTTCTAAAGAAATGTACAGGGTCGGTAGCACATTTAATGTATTCCGCCTTAATTATTTCTTTTATATTCGCTTGAGTCATGTATATAAATATATAAAAAAAGTCCAATCTTACGGGATTGGACTTAGAGCTATAATACGGAGACTATAGCGGGGCTTGTTCCTAAGGTAGAACTATTTTGCAATCATCAAATATACTAAACCACCAACTACAACACCAGCACCAATTTTAGTGATTTTGTTCTTAAATTTAAGCTTTTGATTTTGTAAGTATAATTGTTGATATTGGTTTTTCCAATCTTTAATTTGTGTTTCTTGATTGGTCATAATATTTTTATATGTACCTTCTTTCTTAATATAAACAGCAATAACACTTTCTTTACCTGATACTCTAGCTTCTGTTACAGCAATAACACTATCTTTAATTGTAATAATTTGTTTAGCACCATCTAATTCTGCTAAATCCTTAGCTGTAGATACTAATACTGGTTGTGCAATTGGTAATTTGTTTGTAGTTGTATCTTTAGGGTAACGATTATTAAAGAAAG